CCTTGCAGTCTTTAACAGCCGCTGAAGCCCCATTACGGATGCTCACAGTAGGCCACTTGCTGCCTGTCATCTGATACGAAGCTAATGCGTCTAGTTCACCTTCAACGATGGTGATGTACTTACCTTCCTTCTGAAACAAATTCTGTCCGAAAAGTGTCGCTTTCTGAAAGTTTCCGGCGATTGAGAATGTTTTGTTCTCTACGCTACGAATCTTCTCAGCTACCTTAGCACCTGTCTCGTCAAAGTAAGGGTAGTAGTGCTTACCATCAGCTTGTGTAACACTGAAGTACTCACAAGTCTCCCGTGAGATACCTCGATCCACGATAGCCTTAGCTTCCCCTGTTGTTTTCATCTGAAATACTTTCACTTGTTGTTGTTTTGTTACCACAGGCTCATCTCCTGAGCCATTGACGTAGGTGTTACATCCGAAACAGTACTCATGACCATCATCATAAAGTGAGTTAGCATCGCTAGAGCCACACTTAGCGCACTCTACGTGCTTGATGAACTTACTTGCTACTTTAAGATTCATGCTTCACCTCTTGCTCGGATTGCGTCAGCACAATCAACACCCGTATAAAGCGCCATGTTCTCGCATAAATTGGCACACGCTTTACGTTCTTTATTTGCTACTAGCTTGGCAAAGCTTTCAAGGTGAAAAAGCGCAGATGGATGAAGTGGTTTTCCGTCATCAATTGCGTATGCTTTGTTTGCCATCTCAATGATTTCATCTTGTTTCATTGTTCAGCCTTTCACAAATGTCAATATCCATCTCATATACCCTGAGTTGCAGTAGCTTCTTCTTAGCATGGTACACCTCACGTTTACGAGCGTTAGCCCTCTCAATAGTCTCCTGTTTAAAGACCCTACGATTAGGGGTTTCATACTTGTAAGGCCAGCACCCTTCAATGTGTACACTTTTAATCATAATGTCTTTCCTATTTCTGCTGCTGCTCTTACGATTGCTCGGCGGGTGGCTGCGTATGGGTCGTTGTTTACTGAGCTATGGTAAACAACGGTTTCGTCTGGTACTTCATAACCATCTGGCGTATATGTTCCAAAAACACTTGCATACGAACTATAAACACCAACAATTAAATGCAGCCTCACAGCCAATCGAAGCGCATCACCATCGTCTGTTAGTGGGTTCCAACGCTTAGACATATCTTTGTCATGCGAAAGAGTTGCACCATTCATAAATGCTTTGTAAGCCAGTTCTAGCAGTTCACGGTCATGCTGACCTTCTTTATCAGAGGTAGTCGTCATTGATTAACTCCTGAGTAGCCCCACAATCGTCACACTTGCCGTAGTTCCAATGAGCCGCTGAGTACATAGGTCCACCGCATACGTCACAAGTCCATTCTTCTTCTGAGTGGTCAATATCGTCATCATCATGCTCGTGTTCGTGTTCATTCATTGCTTTGTCCTTCTTGTTACCAAAAATGAGATCCCAATTATCCCGGACCTTACTTGCGTCTTCCTTACGCCTTCCTGATCCTTTACCACCATCACCGTGTGTCATGTGTTCTCCTCAGTGATGCCGTGAGCGGCTTCAGTTTGGTAAATCACAAATTCAACCGCATCTAAATACTCTCCCACCCAATCAAAATTTGAGGCGCGGTGTGCGATTGTTAGCCTCTGCTCATCCGTCAGCAGTTTGCGTTGTTGTGGTGTGGTGTAGAACTTTGTGCCTTCTGGGAATGGTAAATCTTGAGTTACAGGACACCACATTCCAAATGATTGGTCGTCAGTTTGTGACTTGTAGCAAAGTTCACCGTGATATACCTTCAGCACCACAGGCTCACCCTGCTCTTGCTTTAACGATTCAAAGAATTCATCATTGTCAATTTGGCCTTCCCACTTTTTCTTTGGCTCACCCTGCTCTTGCTTTTCTAATTCTGTCGAATTCGACGGGATTAGATTTTCTTGCTTGGCTAGTGCTTCTTCTAGGGCTTTGATGGCGTCATAAGCAGAATTCAGGCATTCTTGCTCCCATACACCTTCATTAAAATACACGCCGCTCACACTAAAGCCTCCAGCAGCATCGGTCAATTTATTCAACGCCTCAAGCGCCAGCTTCATTGCTTCTGTACTCATGGCGTTTCCTTAATAGATACATTAATTCCAATTAATTCACAAGGTTGAAAAGATTCAACAACAACAGTTTTTCCTTCTAATTCTTTTTCTGGCATTTCATCAAAATCAGCATTTACGGTTAAATCAACCATCAATGTTTGACCAGCGTACATTTTTGGCTCATCAGTTTCAATAACTTTGCAAATGCTAGTCAATCTATCTTCATCAAATTTTTTTACAAATAAAACTGTTGTCATAGCGGAGCCTCTGGCAGTTGTGCGCGTTGCGATTGTTGATACGCTTGTTCTTGTGCTTTTGTCCACGGTGTTGGTGGATGTTGCGGAAAAGGCCACGGATTTACAGCTTGGCCTTGTGGTGGAAATAGATCAGCCGCTATTGCAGCAAGTGCGTCATCAAACATCAATACGCTCCAATGCAAAGTCAATTGCTACAAGTGCAGCTTCTTCAACTTCAAAGTTTGGATGCCCAATGTTTGTTTCTGTGTAAGACAAGGCTTCACGCGCCAAGATTAAGATTTCTTTTAATTCTTTTTTTTCTGCTTTTAGTTCATCAAGTCTTTTACAAGCCGATTCCATTGCTTGATGTGCAAGTCGAATTTTTGTAATCGTGTCCAATGCTTCTGACTGTTTCATAACTTAACATCCTCCCATTGTGACAAGTCTTGAATGATGTCAGCTAGAACGCTCTCAGACAGTCCTTTGTACGCTGTGTACCCAAGGGTACTAGCCTTCAAAGATTCGAGCATTAAACAGGCATCTAAGCCCTTTAAAGCACACTTGTACGCAAAGACCTGCTCAGGTTTAGACAAGTCATAGGACAAAGTAGCAACACCTGCTAGTTTTTTATTCTTGAAGTTCATTTAATTTCTCCACAAAGTTGTTCAAGGAAAGTATTTGTAGTTCTCGCCATTGTAAAACCCATTTTAAAGGCATCACCTACATTAAAACCTACAATTTCCTCATAATCTTCGATTGAAGTGTAAGCATAATCACTGTCTTCAACCCACTCCTTGAATTGACGGAACGACCAATGACCTGTTTTAACCCATTCATACGCTTGTTTTGATGTTACTTTCATTTGAGTGACACCTTTACCAATGTTAAGACAAAGACAAACAAAGAGATTACCATTTCTTTTCTCCCATTGCTGCCCTTAAGTCAGACGTTACTTTATCCCATCCATACACGACAATCAATTCAACAAAAGCATTCATTGTATGGACATAATGAGCTTCTTCCATCATTAGAGTTTGATCTCTAACTTCTTCTTCATGTTTAGACATAGAATCTTTCATGTTATCCCCTCTTTACTTTAATGATATTACTTAGTATGACTTTATTAAGTAGTATCTTTAATAGTGTATTTACATTAAAGTTCTTAGACATCATAGTCTTCTCTAGAGTCTACTACATAGCTATATAGTGCATCAATGTCTTCTAGGGAATCCCCTGTGTCCATGTCGTCATCTATGGTGTCTAAGTCCTGCTCAGTTATCAGGTCTTTCCGGTCAATCACAGCCACGAATGGCTTGATGTCTTCAAAGCAAGTTTTACATAGGTCGATAAACTTGAACGTATGCGCGTCCTTTCGGGTTGCCTCATAGTCGGTCAATAGTTTGTCACAAGCTGTGCAATGCATTTTTAGTCCTTAGGTAGGTGCAGGTATTACCCTGCTGGTTTTAGAGCCTTCTAGACCCCTTTAAAGCCTCACATGGGTGCTTCAGGTGTCTTATCTCGTTGTTGTTTATTGTAATCCTCTTGTTCCTTAGGTGTCCATGGCTTAGGTGGACACTCAGCAGGGAAAGGCCATACGTACTGCGTACAATTATGAATGTGTTGTATTTTTACCACAGATCATGCTCCAAGATTAGATCAACGCAATAGCACATAAGAATCGTTGTCATAGGGTTAACTCCATTCAGGTTTAAAGTTTTCATGAGGTGGATAGCCATTGTTCAACCGACAGATATGCTCAATAGCCCATGCGAAGTCGTATAGCCGTGTGGCGTAATTGTCACTATGTTTCAAGCATTCGTCAATCTGACCTTTGGTTATCTCTACCCAAGGCTTACCTGCTTCACCAGTAAAGTAGATTTCCCCACAGACCGTGCATTGTTTAGCATCAGTGAGTCCAATATTAGCCCAATCCCAAGCATCAGAGCCACATTTATAGCATTTATGCGTTGGACACTTATTCATTGTTGTAACTCCTTTGGTATCTCGACGTAATCACCGAGTTTACTTGCAACATAACAGCGCATGGTTGCAATGAGTGGTGTTGGGCCTGACTGAATGAAGTTGTTCCCTCTGTCGCCTGTGCTTGCATCCCACACATTGCCAGAGCAAAACAAATCCAACTTCTCACGCTCAATAATCGGACCACCTTGCGCCCAATCGGTTGAGTATTCTGTGAGCCAGTCAATGCGGTCAAGACACTCATTACCAGAAATTACACCTTCACATTTAGCCACCGCCCAGTCAAGCGCGGCACCCGTCAATTCGGAAGTTTTCATCGTGTCACCTCATGTAGTTTGTATTGTGTTTCACTATCAACCCCTAGATCATAGCTAATATTGTCTAAAGTGTCACCGAAGTTATCCCATTCAAGGAAAAAGTCTAGATCGTCAGTAGACGCTAACGTGCTAAGTACTGGTGAGTACTTTTCCATTACCTTTTTAGCCTCTTTTAGCAGGTAGATCAGTTCATCACGTGTAGACACCAGTTCATCCGTCAATGGATTACCTTCACGCCACAATCGGCGTTCAAGGCTGATAAAGTCTTGATTGTTTAACATGGTTATTCCTCCGACAATTTATCGTGAAAGACAAAGACATAATCGCCATTCTTTAATTGACCCCCAAGCAATGGAGGGAAAGTGTCTTTATCCCATCCGAGATCAAACAACAAAGCGTCAACGGCTGCGCGGTGGCAAGCTTGTCCTGAGAGACCATAAGGGTAACTGATTGTGACTGATCCAGCGGCCCAAGTGGCCTTGATACGTGCTCCACGTGAGTTCGTGGGTGATAGATACTTAGTTTGTATAGCTTGCATGATGATTCGATCCTTGAATAATTAAGTTGAATGGATAGTGTAGCAGGGATTACAGATAGATACCAAAGACGAAGGCAAATAGTCCCATAATGGCCACGAAGTACACAACGCCTAAGCATACATGCAAGAGAGCTGAGATGGCCAATTGTGCAGGTGTTTTGTTTTGATACATAATAAAGACTCCTTGATAGTTGATTAAGACAGTAAGGCTTTGCAGAGTGCATCAGCTTCTTGCGAGTCGATAGCCGTGGTGAGCGCTTCTAGGTAAGCACTATACTGTGGGTGGCTAGGTTGCAGGTTCACACCGCCTGCTGTTCCGCCCTTTGAATGAACAACAATCCCCGCTTTAGGATGATTAAAAGCGGTGTAGTTGGCGGATGTTTTGAAGAGTTGCATGATTTGATCCTTAAATGATGCGTTGAAGATACAGTCTACTTAGCAGATACCGTGCCAGTCTATGTTTTGTAATACTCTAGTTTACATTGTAATCTTATAAGCCTTAAATGTAATACTAATATGTACAGTGTTGTACCATTACAACGCCACATGAACGCTCCGCTTTAGTGCATGATTCCCTTATGTGGTGCATAGTTGCACCTTGATAGTGCATTGAGTTGGCATGGAGTTTGCTTGATAGTCTACTGTTTAGGTTACGTTATAGCCTGCTACATAGTCCCTCACTTGCTTACTTTTTAAGCATATTGCCTATTATTTAAGCACATAGGTGTTACTACGTAGGTATCTAGATAGTAAGCATACTTACCATTATAGTCTTGATAGGACTTGATAGGGGGGAGGGGGAGAGCTTGTGTGTTTACTTTTGTGGGAGCCTCTAAAGCATACAAAAAAGAATATGGGAAAGAGGACCTCTAAAGCACACAAAAAAGATCATGGAAGAATAGATACTTAAAGACTAAAAAGCTAATAAAATCAATAGTGTTGCTTAAATACAACATAGTAGACTGAATAGATACGTAATGTAGACTCTAATCTGGACACAGGAGCAATGCCATAGTGCTCTTGTGGGCTATGAAAGTGGACACAAGAGGTCTATGAAGATAGGTGTAACATTGGAGACAGTACCTATAAAATAAATGTAAATAAATAAAGAAATGTCTTGACATTTAAGAAAAGAGGTATACAATGCTCTATGAAGGTAATCCTTCCAAGAACTCAAATGAAGTCTAAGTAGACAAGCTGCTTAGTTAAATACAAGAAGTTCTTTATGAGTAGTCATTACTGACCTTAGTTTCATTGAAGATGAACACAAGAGGTTGTATAAGTAAGTAACTACTTCATTTAGATTCTTGCTTTAATGTTAAATGTCTTAGTATCTCTAGAGTACTCATAGTAGTGGGTATCCCTATTGTTACCCCTTACTATTAATAGTCTATCTCCTTAAAGGACAAAGATGACAACCCCAGAAGAGCCAGTTAAACGTAAGGCAGGAAGACCCAAGAAGGGTGAGATAGTAGCCAAGAAGAAAGGCCATAGAGAGTTACGTGGTCGTCCAGCAGGGGACAAAGCTATCATGGATGAGTACAAAGCTAGGATGCTTAACTCACCTAAGTCAGCTAGGGTCTTAGAGGCTATCTTCGATGCTGCCTTAGATCCTGAACATAAGGCTCAGTCAGCAGCATGGAAGCTTATAGTGGACAGGATCGTACCTGTGTCTTCATTTGAACAAGTTAAACAAGGCGGTGGTACTCCTGCTATTAGCATTAACATTACAGGGCTTACTCAAGCTAGTACTGTTATTGAGCAAGATGATGTCTCGTACGACAGCACGTCTTATGACATCTCGGATGTAGAGGCTAAGGAATGACCTCATTGAACTTTGAGCTACTGAAGTGGCAACAAGAGGTCTTCAAGGACACCCATCGCTTTAAAGTGGTTGCAGCAGGTCGTCGCTGTGGTAAGTCTAGGCTCTCCGCAGTGACCCTGCTCATTGAAGCTCTGAACTGTCCTGAAGGGTCAGCTGTGATGTACATAGCTCCTACCCTCGGACAAGCTAGAACTATTATGTGGGACTTACTGAATGACTTAGGTAGACAAGTCATCAAGTCCTCCCATGTAAATAACTTGGAGATTACTCTTGTCAATGGAAGAAAGATCCTTGTTCGAGGGGCTGATAATCCCGATTCTCTTCGTGGTGTCTCTCTTACTTATGTCGTTCTAGACGAGTGTGCCTTTATTAAGGAAGACGTATGGCAGAAGATCATCCGAGCTTCCTTGTCAGATAAGAAGGGTAGAGCCTTGTTCATTTCCACTCCTAGTGGACGTAACTGGTTCTACGAGGTCTTCAAGCTAGGACAGGCAGAGGATGAGAGTCCCCAAGGGGACGTAGAGTGGCAGTCATGGCACTTCACCACTAGAGATAACGAGACTATCGATCCTAAAGAGATTGATGCTGCTGAACGTACTCTAAGCTCCTTTGCCTTCAAACAGGAATACTTGTCTTCCTTCGATAACGCTGGACAAGAGGTATTCAAAGAGGAATGGTTAAAGACCTCAGAGGAGCCTCAGTACGGTGAGTACGTAGTAGCCATTGACTTAGCTGGCTTCGAGGAAGTAGGTAAGAACCCCGGTGCTGCTAAGTCTAGACTTGATGAATCAGCTATAGCCATTGTCAAGATAGAAGACAACGGTAACTGGTGGGTCAAGGAGATCATAGCTGGTAGATGGGATATTAAGGCTACAGCAGCTAAGATCCTTAACGTAGTACGTGAGTATAAGCCTATCTCTGTTGGCATCGAGAAGGGTGCTTTAAAGAACGCTGTAAGCCCTTACCTCAATGACTTGATGAGGAAGAACAACGTCTACTGTCACATCTCAGACCTGACACACGGTAACAGGAAGAAGCAAGACAGGGTTGTCTGGTCTTTACAAGGACGTTTAGAGCATGGTCGTATCTCCTTCAACGAGGAAGAGGATTGGAAGGAAACCTTCGATCAGATCATGATGTTCCCTACAGCAGGGGTTCATGATGATAGGGTTGATGCTCTGTCTTACATTGACCAGTTAGCTGTCACTAGCTACCAACAAGATTACGAAGAAGATGATTGGGAACCTCTTGACTCAGTGTCAGGATTTTAATATCTAAGGATTTATATGTCGGATTGGATTAACCAGTACCTTCAATTTAAAGAAACACCGTGGTCGCCTACAGTGTTGCCTGAAGCTGAAGAACAGAAGTTTAAAGATTGGTTGCAGAACACTCAGATCTTTAAAGCTACTAAGCAAGACATTGCAGCTGAGAACGGCATTCCTGCTGATAAGTTAGACAATCAGCGTCTCATTGAGATGATGCTTAAAAACTCTGATTACGACTATCGTGGAGCCTTTAAGGACAACATGAAGGAGAGTATCAGCAAGGAAGACAACAGGCCACACATGCTGTCTTCTACTAGCACAGGTCAAATGTTGAAGGATCCTTCCCATCCGACTGCGTGGAAAGAGTTCTTCATGCGTCAGTACAAGGTCGATCCTGACACTATTGGCCTACATGACTTTGAGACTGCTAAAGGGTGGCAAGACCAGATTAACAATAATCAGCCTCAACCAGCTAATGTCTTTTACAAGGATCCTTTAGGCTTTACTATTAAATAAAGCTTGACAAAGTAATTAAAAAGATGTATAGTGCGTTTAACTAATTAGAGAAAACCTAATACTTATGGCAGAAAATATGGATAACAACGAAGGTACGAAGTGGGAAGAGCCCACAGAGTCCGACAAAGAACTCACGAGCTTCGTTGTTGAGCATTGTGACCGTTGGCGTGATTACCGTGATACTAACTTCCTAGACGCGTGGGAAGAGTATGAGCGTATCTTCCGTGGTCAGTGGGCCGCTAACGATAAGACTCGTGAATCTGAGCGCTCTAAGCTAGTCTCCCCTGCTACACAGCAGGCTGTTGAGACTCGTCACGCTGAGATCATGGAAGCTATCTTCGGTCAAGGTGACTTCTTCGACATTGAGGATGATCTCCAAGATGTGAACGGTAATGAGATTGACGTAGAGCTTCTCAAGGCTCAGTTGATGGAAGACTTCTCCAAGGATAAGATCCGTAAGTCCATCGACCAAATCGAACTCATGGCTGAGATCTACGGTACAGGTATCGGTGAGATCGTGGTTAAGGATGAGATCGAGTACGTTCCATCTACTCAGCCTATCCCCGGCGTACAAGGCCAAGCAGCCATTGGCGTACAGGAAAGACCTCGTACAGCGGTGAAGATCGTACCTGTTAACCCTAAGAACTTCCTGTTTGACCCTAACGGTACATCCATTGAAGAGTGTATGGGTATTGGTATCGAGAAGTACGTTTCGATGCACAAGATTGTTAAAGGTATGGAAGACGGTATCTATCGCAAGGTAGACATTGGTCCTATGTACTCTGAAGACTCCCTTGAAGCTACCCAAGAGTCTACTCAGTTCAAGGACGACAAGGTTAAGCTTTTGACTTACTACGGCCTAGTGCCTCGTGAGTACTTGGAGCAGCTTGAGAATGACGGTGAGGAAGTTGTTGACTTGTTCCCTGAAGACTCTACCGCTGACGACTACTCTGACTTGGTGGAAGCTATCATCGTGATCGGTAATGACTCCCTTCTCTTGAAGGCTGAGGCTAACCCTTACATGATGAAGGACCGTCCTGTTGTCTTGTATCAAGACGATACAGTACCTAATCGTTTGTTGGGTCGTGGGACGGTTGAGAAGGCCTACAACATGCAAAAGGCAGTGGACGCACAGATCCGTAGCCATTTGGATTCTCTAGCCCTCACAAGCGCTCCTATGATCGCTATGGATGCTACTCGTCTCCCACGAGGTGCTAAGTTCGAGGTGAAGCCCGGTAAGGCTATCTTGACCAATGGTGCTCCAAGTGAGATCTTGTTCCCATTCACATTCGGTCAGACAGGCACCAACAACCTGACTACCTCTAAAGAGTTCGAGCGTATGCTTCTCCAAGCTACAGGTACTCTCGACTCCCAAGGCATGGTGTCTTCTGTGTCTCGTGATGCGGGTCAAGGCGGTATTTCGATGGCTGTTGCCTCGATTATCAAGAAGTACAAGCGTACCTTGACTAACTTCCAAGAAGATTTCCTGATGCCTTTCATTAAGAAGGCTGCTTTCCGCTATATGCAGTTCGATCCTGAGCGTTATCCCTCAGTTGACATGAACTTTGTGCCTACAGCTACATTGGGAATCATGGCTCGTGAGTACGAACAACAGCAGTTTATCTCTCTGTTGCAGACTCTCGGCCCTAATACTCCTGTTTTGCCTGTTATCTTGAAGGGTATCGTCTCTAACAGCTCTCTGAGCAACCGTTTTGAAATGATGGCTGAGTTGGACAAGATGTCACAGCCTAATCCTGAACAGCAGCAGATGCAAATGATGCAGGATCAGCTCAAGATGCAAGCAGCACAGGCTCAATTAGCCTTGTTGCAGGCTCAAACGGCTGAAAAGATGGCTAATGCACAGCAGACACAGGTTGAGACTCAGATGATGCCTGTTGAACTGCAAGCGAAGATGGTTACAGCAGCTTCTACTAACCTTAATCAAGGCGATGACTTCGAAAGACGCCTGAAATTGGCTGATTTGATGCTCAAAGAGAAGAATGTGAACCTGAAAGTAGCAGATATTGCCTCTAATGAGCGTATTGCTACTATGCAGATGATGAATAAGCAAAATAAATTACAATAAAGTAGTACTTAGGGGTTGACAAGTTCATTAAAGTACTATACAGTACACCCTTATTAACTATTAGGACTCCATTGTGGAACAATCCTTAGAACGATTCTACGAAGATGCTTTTTCAATGATGTCCTCTCAAGGGTGGGCAGACTTAATGGAAGACATCGAGCGTGTAAAGAATAGCTACGACAAACTATCTGCTGTCACGGAAACACACCCATTAGACTTTCGTCGTGGACAGTTGGATATTTTGAACTGGTTATACGGCCTGAAAGGGCTGTACGAGAAGGCATACGAAGAACTTCAGAATCAACAAGAAGAGGAGCTACTTTAAATGGCTCGTCGTATTTTTGAATTTGAGTGTGCTAACTCACATCGCGTGGAAGCTTTTGTTGACGACACAACGACACACCTACCTTGTAGTAAATGTGGTCAAGACGCAACAAGAGTCATAAGCGCAATCCGATTGAATCTTGAAGGTTGCTCAGGCTCTTTCCCGACAGCCTCTGATTCATGGGTTCGTAAGCGATCTGAAAAGCTCGCCCAAGAACAAAAGCTGAACTCATAAGTTACTTAGTGACCGAGTTTATTTTAAAAGACTCCTAGAACCACATTAGTTGGCAGGAAAGGGAAATATGTTAGTAGATGAAGAAGAGACGCAAGGTAATTTCGATCAAGTTGAAGAACCCTCGCAAACCATTGAGCAACCTGTAGTAGAAGATACTAAGCCTGCTGTTCCTGAGAAATATCAGGGTAAAAGCGTAGACGACATTATCCGAATGCACCAAGAAGCTGAAAAGCTAATCGGTAAGCAAGCTCAAGAAGTTGGTGAAGTTCGTAAACTTGCTGATGACCTTATCAAGCAGAACCTCCAAACTAATCACAAACCTATTGTAGAAGAGCCTGAAGTAGATTTCTTTGAAGATCCTCAGAAAGCAATTCAGAACACGGTTAATCGTCATCCAGATGTCTTGGCAGCTAAACAAGCCACCCAAGAGTTCAAACGGATGAATATTCAGCAGAAGCTGGCAGCAACACATCCTGACTTCCAACAGGTCGTTCAAGATTCAGGGTTCACAGAGTGGGTAAAAGCCTCTCCTGTGCGTCTAAGTTTGTATGCTAAAGCAGATGGTGAATACGATTTTGACAGTGCTAATGAGTTGTTATCCACCTATAAACAGTTGAAGCAAGTTCAGACTAAGCAAGTCGCTGCTGTTGATAATACGGCGCGTCAGCAGTCTCTCAAGGCAGCAAGTGTTGACTCAGGTGGTACTGGTGAATCTTCTAAAAAGATCTATCGACGCGCTGACCTTATTCAGCTCAGGATGCGTGACCCAGATCGTTATGAAGCCCTCCAACCAGAGATTATGGCTGCATACGCTGAAGGCCGCATCAAATAACTTTTGTTTTTATCTAATCATCAAGGACTTTTAAAATGGCACTCGGTACTTCCCATGTAACCACCACCACGGCAGCTAACTTCATTCCAGAAATTTGGAGTGATGAGATTGCTGCTGCGTATAAGAAAAACCTCGTTGCTGCGAACCTCATCAAGAAGATGTCGTTCAAGGGCAAGAAAGGTGACACCGTTCACATTCCAGTTCCTACCCGTGGTACTGCGTCTGCTAAGGCTGCTTCGACTCAAGTAACATTGATCGCTGCAACTGAAGGCGTTGTGGACATCTCCATCAACAAACACTATGAATATAGCCGTTTGATCGAAGATATCGTCGAAGCTCAAGCTTTGTCTAGCCTGCGTTCGTTCTACACTGACGACGCTGGTTACGCACTCGCTAAGCAAATCGACACTGATATCATCCAGTTGGGTCGTTTGGCTAACGGTGGCAGCACTGGCGCTCGTTACGGTTCCGCCTACATCGGTGGCGACGGTACTACAGCGTTTGACTACACTGCTAACACCAACACTGGTAACGCTTCTGCTTTGACTGATGCTGCTATCCGCCGCACTATCCAACGCTTGGATGATTCTGACGTTCCTATGGACGGTCGTTTCTTCATCATCCCTCCTTCAAGCCGTAACACCTTGATGGGTTTGAGCCGCTACACTGAACAAGCCTTCGTTGGTGAGTCAGGTTCGGGCAACACCATCCGCAACGGTGAAGTTGGTAACTTGTACGGCATGGGCGTGTTTGTGTCTAGCAACGCTGATAGCGCTTCTGCTACTTCTGCTTACCCAGCTTCAGGTACTGCTATCGCACGTGTCTGTTTGATGGGTCACAAGGACAGCTTCGCTTTGGTTGAGCAAGTCGGTATCCGTTCACAAACTCAGTACAAACAAGAATACCTCGGTACTCTGTTTACTGCTGACACATTGTACGGTGTTGGCGAGTTGCGTGACTACGGCGCTGTTGCCTTGGTTGTGCCAGCTTAATAGCTAGACTGAAGGGGCTATCTGCAAAGGTAGCTCCTTTGGCCTGTCTAGTGAGGTAGAAAATAAATGGCTAAATTTAAATGTATTGTTAGCGGTAACGTGATTGAGTTCACTAACCAAGTAGATATTGACTCTATGGTTGGTCACGAAGGTTACATCAAGCTTGAAGAACAAGAAGCACCTAAGGAAGTTGTAGTAAAACCTACAGCAGCTAAGAAGACCACCAAAGCAACCACTCAAGTAGAGGCTGAATAACTATGGCTATTTACAGAGGTCCGGGTGGCGCAGGTGATGCCACAGGTGACGCTACCAATGCTTCAGCTCTAGCTTTAGCTGCAAGGGATGAGGCTCAAGCGTCAGCTACCTCAGCTTCCTCTTCTGCCACCGCAGCTGCTAACTCAGCCACAGCCGCTGATACTTCCGCTGATGCTGCGGCTACTTCAGCCACCAACGCAGCAGGTTCAGCTACTACGGCCTCCACAGCAGCCACTAACGCATCGACATACGCTACTAACGCTGCTTCTAGCGCAACTACAGCGGCCTCTGAAGCCTCTGATGCAGCCGATAGTGCCACAGCTGCTGCCTCTAGCGCCACTAGCGCATCAACTAGTGCTTCTACAGCTACAACTAAAGCAAGCGAAGCAGCTACGTCCGCAACTAACGCAGCCTCTAGTGCTACTTCAGCTTCTACAAGTGCTTCCGAAGCAGCAGCCAGTGCAGCGTCTATTAGTAACCGTGTTATCTCTGTTACCGACAACACTAACGCAGCTCTGCGTATCACTCAGCTTGGTACAGGCAATGCTTTGTTGGTTGAAGATGACACTAATCCTGATTCTTCACCGTTTGTTATTGATGCAAGTGGTAAAATTATCAAAGGATATACAAGCACTTTTACAGGCCTTCCCGCAACTTCTGCTGAATACACACAGCTAGGTTCTGTTGGCTTTATGCAGAATGGGCGATACAATGCCGCCGCAAGTGGCCCTGCCTACAACACAATGAAGTCTCGCTCGACTACTGTTGGGTCATGGTCTGCCGCAGTATCAAACGATGCTATTGGAGCTTATCGCTTTTGGGGCGACGATGGCTCAGCTTTTGTTGAGGGGGCACGAATTGAAGCCGTTGTAGACGGCGCACCCGGCACAAACGACATGCCCGGTCGCCTTGTCTTCAGCACAACTGCTGATGGTGCAAGCTCTCCTACTGAGCGCATGCGTATTGACTCATCTGGTCAAGTCGGTATTGGAGCTACCGCCGCCGCTGGTACTAATTTACGAATTGCAAAAACGCTTACTGGTTCAACATCCGCTTACGGCATTTTGATGAACGGAGCTATTCAGTCTGATGTAACTTCACAATCAAACTCGTTCACATCGCAGCCATCCACTGCCGCAGCAGCCTTCACTTTGACCAGCTTGCGTCATTATCTTGCTACGCAAAGCACGATTGGAGCAGGGTCAACGGTAACAAACCAATATGGTTTTAATGCTGCAAGCACTTTGACAGGCGCAACAAACAACTATGGTTTCTACGGTGACATTGCTTCTGGTGCAGGTCGTTACAACTTCTACGCTGCTGGTACTGCTAATAACTATTTCGCAGGTAACGTAGGTGTTGGTGTAACTTCTCCGGGTTATAAAGTAGATGTTTCTGGTGATGTAAACATTACAGGAAACTTCTATAAGAACGGAACAGTGTTTTCAGGGGGCGCTAAAGGCGGTGGCTCTGATGCTGTGTTTTATGAAAACGATCAAACAGTCACCACAAGCTACACAATAGGTACAAATAAAAGCGCTATGTCAACAGGCCCAATTTCAATATCTTCAGGCGTCTCCGTTACAGTGCCATCTGGTAGCCGTTGGGTTATCCTCTAATAAGGAAATAATATATGGCATACGGTTCAGTTTTAACAGATACAGTGCAGTCAAGCTCTGCTGCCACCGCGCCTGTCTTCAAAGACGGCAACGGCACTCAAGTGGGTACGCTGTGTCGTGCTTGGGTGAACTTCAACGGTTCAGGCACTGTTGCTATTCGTGCATCGTTTAACGTATCAAGCATTACTGATAACGGTGCAGGTGACTACACCGTGAACTTCACTACTGCGTTATCTGATACAAATTATGCTGTTATTGGTACAGCGAAATATGTTGCTTCCGCAGAAGGTCAAAATTTCCGTGTAGGAACTGCGGCGTATGGGACTACTGTGACAACATCTTCAGTAAGAATTAACATTACAAACGGTGGAAACGCTGCGCAAACAGATTCTGAAATGGTCAACGTGTCAGTCTTCCGTTAATAGGTGAACCAACATGACAACAATTATTAACGCATCCCCTACAAACGGTTTAGTCCAGACTGCCGATGGCTCTGGTGTTATGTCCGTTTATTGGTTGCGTTGCGCTGAACATACAGATATGTTTAGCCAAGGGTATGTTGGAATTACTAGGCATGGTCGTGAGAAACGTAGGTTTCGGGAACACAAGACTGTTGGTCAAAACGCTCACCTACGCAACGCGCTGAACAAATATGAAGTAGTGCAGGAAATCTTGCTGATTGCTGACAAAGACTATTGCAAAGAGATTGAGCAAAAGTTGCGCCCAGAAGCAAACATTGGTTGGAACATTGTCGCTGGTGGTGGATTACCGCCCAGCTTTAAAGGCAAGAAGCGTTCTGCTGAGTTTGTTGAGCGTTTGAGGCAACAAGTTCAATCTGCTGAAACCAGAGCAAAGCGTTCTAAATCAATGTTAGGCAATCAAAACGGCGTTGGTCGTAAATTAACAGAAGAACAGAAAAAAGCCATATCAATCAGAATGAGCGGCGATAATCATTACAGCAGAAAGAAGGTAAATAATGGCAAGCATAATTAACGCCAGCCCAACTAACGGAATTGTGCAGACCGCTGACGGTAGTGGTGTTCTTAAATGTCAAGCAAACGGCGTGACCACCAACGCTTTGGCTTGGGTGAACTTTAACGGCACTGGCACAGTGGCTATTCGTTCAAGCTACAACGTCAGCTCTATTACTGATAACGGAACTGGTGACTACACGGTTAATTTTGCTACTGCTTTAAGTGATGCCAATTATTCAATGACTGCTTCAAGCGGAACACCCGGAACTACTGCTGGCTATATAACGTATAACACAACAACCCCTTCAACAACAGCGTTAAGACTAGCTGCTGTTAGTTCTTTGGGAACGCTTTTTGATGCTAGTTATGTATCAGTAACAATTCACGGTAATTAAGGAAAACCCATGCAAGTAATCATCTTCACAAACGACAACGGCGGTGTATCCGTTTGTATCCCCACAGGCGAACTAGACATCAACGCTGTCAAGGCTAAAGACACACCTAGCCACTCCATCATCGTGGACACAACAAACCTGCCTCAAGAAGACAACGACTTCTTCAACGCATGGGAAATTGCTGATGGTGTTGTATCTGTCAACTTGACCAAAGCTAAAGAAATCACTAAAGCCCGTCTACGCACCGAGCGTGAGCCTTTGTTGGCTGCTCAAGATGTGTTGTTCCAACGCGCTCAAGAGACAGGTGCTGACACTGCTGCAATCGTGGCTAAAAAGACCCGTCTGCGTGACGTAACAGGTTTAGTGGACGGCTGTACTGCTACAACTCAGCTTCGTCAACTAACCCCCACAAGCACAGAAGTTCCTGCTTTACCTGTTGTTGAGACACCAGCTCCTGCCGAGGTGGTCTAATGAGTATCGTTTTAGACGGTTCAAACCTAACAACTACTGGAGTGATTAACTCCAAGACTGCTGTTGCATCCACATCTGGCACTAGCATTGACTTCAACAGTATTCCTGCTGGTACTAAGCGTATCACTGTGTTGCTTAACGGTGTGTCTACAAGCGGCACAAGTCCGATGCAGCTTCAAATTGGCGCGGGTTCTGTAACCACGTCAGGCTATACAGGAAGTTGTACTGGCGGCGGTGGAGGTGTTGCAACCACAAGTAACTCTACTGGTTTTGTTGTGACATATGTGAACGTAGCTGCTACTGCTTATTCAGGGATTGTAACAATTGCAACGCTAGGAAGTAATGTGTGGATTGAGTCAGGTACATTAGGTGGCGCAACAACAGGTGTTTTTAACGCATCGGGTGGAACATTAACCATAGGCGGTACTCTAGACCGTGTACGAATCACCACAGTTAACGGCACAGACACCTTTGACGCTGGTTCAATTAACATTCTTTACGAATAAGTATGTCAGAGCATCTAACAACGGAGACAGGAGTAGCTCTGTTAACTAAAGCAGCGCCTCCAGTGACAGTAAGTTTAGCTACTGTGGCTGGATATCAAGTATCGGAGTTGGTTCTATGGGCTACTTTGATCTATACGGCTTTGATGATTGGACATAAAGTACTCCAAATATACAAAGATATTACAGATAAAGCATTCAAAAGTATTGACAAACCTGAATAAATAGAGTAGGATACGCGACTATGGCAACTAAGAAACAACAATCAGCTAAAGTAGGTAAAGTTATGGGGGAGTACAAAGAAGGTACTCTCCATAGCGGTAAAGGCGGTCCTGTCGTTAAAGACAAGAAACAAGCCATCGCTATTGCCATGAGTGAGGCTAAGATGCCCATGCGTGGCTCTCGTACAGCTAAGAACAAGGCTAAGAAGAAGTAAATATGGGTCGTTTATTATCAGTAGGTAAAAACCTAGTAGCTAATACTGAGACAGTTGTTTACACTGTTCCTCAAGGCTATTACGCTGTTTGGAACCTACTATACGCTCATAATGCTACAGGGACAAATAAGTCTCTTACGGTAGATTGGTACGATACAAGTGCAGGCGTTCATGTAAATATTTTAGACGCTTATAACTTTGTTACTAAAACTTACTTTCAATTCTCAGGTAATGGTTCAGGTGTTGTCATGGAAGAAGGCGACCAAGTTCACATGACTTCAGAGACAGGTTCTACCTTTGGTGTTATCTGTACCTTTGAGCTATTCAAGAAAGAAGGATTCTAATTCATGTCTACTTATTTAGAGACAGTCAATAACGTACTTCGCAGGCTTCGTGAGCCTACGGTGTCTAGCGTCAATGAGTCTAATTACTCAGCTATGATCGGTGTGTTTGTCAATGATGCTAAACGTGAAGTAGAAGATGCTCACGATTGGAACGTACTGTCTAATACCCTTACAGCTAACACCTCAGCTGGTATCTTCAACTATGTCTTAACTGGCTCAGGTAATCGTTTCCGTGTCATTGATATCTTGAATGATACTAACGATACTGAGCTTCGTTATGCCCCTACTAAGTGGATGAACAAGCAGTTCTTATTGACTCAATCTCAATCAGCTGCTCCTCTGTTCTATAACTTCAACGGTGTAGACAGCAACTACGACACACAGGTAGATATTTACCCTATCCCTGATACCGTCTATGCTCTGCGTTTCAACTTGATTATCCCTCAGGCTGATCTGACCTCAGACGGTACTCGTATCTTAGTTCCCCCACATCTCGTGTCTATGTTGGCTTACGCTAAAGCTATTGCTGAACGCGGTGAAGATGGCGGTAACTTGTCCTCTGAAGCTTATGCTTTGTATAAGATGTCTCTAGCTAACGAAGTAGCAATTGAGCGTAATCGTTACGAAGAAGAGATGAATTGGGTGGCTCCTTAATATGGCTGAACAGATTGTAGCCTCCTCCATTGCAGCTCCCGGCTTCATGGGAGTGAACACTCAGGATAGCTCTGTTACCCTTGAGTCAGGCTTTGCTACGCAGGCTCTCAACTGTGTCATCGACAAGTTTGGTCGTATCGGTGCTCGTAAAGGCTGGACAGCTAAGCATACAACCAATTCTGACTTAGGTTCAGGCTCTATTAAAGCCATCGGAGAGTTGATTGGTAATGATGGTACTTCTTACACTATCGTAACTGGTAACAATAAGCTTTTCAAGTTAAGTGGTTCTACCCTTACTATGTTAACTTATGGCGGTGGTGGTACAGCTCCTACGATCACAGACAGTAACTGGCAGATGGCTGCTCTGAATAATGTCTTGTTCTTGTATCAAGCTGGTCATGATCCTCTTGTGTTTGACCCTTCTGTGTCAGATACTACTTTCCGTAGAGTTTCTGAAAAGACAGGTTACTTGGGTACAGCGGCTCAGAATAACTGTGTCATAGCAGCTTACGGACGTACATGGACAGCTAATAACTCAACAACTAAGAGCACCATCCAGTTCTCTGACCTCCTTGCTGGTCATGTGTTGACTACAGGTACTGCTGGTACTCTGGATGTTTCTCAGGTATGGCCTAACGGTTCAGATGAAATCACTGCCTTAGCTGCCCATAACGGCTATCTATACGTCTTTGGTCGTAGACAGATCCTGATTTATAAAGGTGCTAGAGATCCTTCATCTATGTCTCTAGAAGACCATATCAGCGGTATTGGATGCTGTGCTCGTGACTCAGTTGTAGTTACAGGTACTGATGTCTTATTCCTGTCTGATTCAGGTGTACGTTCAATGGCTCGTACAGTGCAAGAGAAGTCAGCACCCATGCGTGATATCAGCGCTAACGTGCGTGATGACTTAGTGCGCGATACGAAGCAGGAAACCTTAGCTAACATCAAGGCCGTGTACTCAGATGTTAATGCTTTTTATTTAATTACGTTCCCCTCATCATCTACGACATATTGTTTCGATACTCGTAAAGCTCTCCCAGATGGTTCAGCCCGTGTGACTACTTGGAGCTTGATTCCTACGGCTATGTTCTCTAACAGAGCTAAAGAGCTTCTCACAGGACATGCTGGCTATGTGGGTAGCTACTTAGGTAACCGAGACCGTACAAGCACTTACCGTATGGCTTACTACTCCAACCACTTTGACTTAGGAACTCCTAGCTCAGTCAAGATGTTGAAGAAGGTGGGTTTTACTATTGTAGGCGCTTCAGGCGTAGGTTTAGCTTTGAAGTATGGCTTTGACTATACCAACGCATATCGCTCATTGCCTTTCTACTTGGGTACGTCTAATCCTGATGAATATGGTATTGCTGAGTACGGTATCGCTGAATATGAATCAGGTATCGTCTTTGATAACCAGAAGATTCAAGCTGGTGGAAGCGGTAATGTGCTTCAAATTGGCCTTGAAGTAGAGATTAACAATTTTGAAATTAGCGTTCAGAAGCTGGACGTATTCTGTAAGGTAGGACGAACACGATGACCGATTATACAAAAACCACGGACTTTGCAGCTAAGGATGCACTGTCTACAGGTAACCCTTCTAAGATTGTCAAAGGCACTGAGATTGACGATGAATTGGTAGCCATTAGCGGTGCTATCTCTTCTAAAGCTGACAAATCTAGCCCTACGTTCACAGGCACTCCAGCGGCTCCTACAGCCTCTTCGGGTACGTCTACGACACAGATTGCCACTACTGCCTTTGCTACAGGTGCAGCGGCTCTTGTGATGCCTTCTGGTGCTTTGCTCCAATGGCCTACTGCTACAGCTCCTACAGGCTTCTTGCTTTGTTCAGGCGCAGCTGTTAGTCGTACTATCTACGCTGCCTTGTTCGCTGTCATTGGTACTACCTTTGGCGCTGGCGACGGTACTACGACATTTAACCTCCCTGACTTCGATAACCGATTTGCTGTAGGCGCGGGTGACTTGTACACTGTAGGCGCTACAGGTGGCTCTAAAGACGCTGTTGTCGTATCGCACAACCACAATAGTGGCGTCACAGGTTCCACAACAATTACAGGTTCGTTTAACACAGCAGCACAGTCTCCCGGCGGTTCTGGTGTATTTAGCGCAGGTAGCGGATATAGCGGTAACGGTGCTGATCCAATGACAAACTACCCAATTAATTTATCTGCTCCGCACACTCACACTATTGCCTCAGAAGGTGTGTCAGGCACAAATGCTAACTTGCCTCCATACTTAGGTATTTACTTTATCATTAAAACGTGATATAGTGTTTGAATGAATATAGACACAATCACTGTTGAAAAAGCTTCTGTACAAGACCTTTCAAGTTTCACAGATTTAATTGAAGAGCATTGGGCAAGTTTTCAGAATAAGCCTCCTACATTGAATGAGAACATTCTCGGTAACTTCAGTGTAGTACAAGCTAAAGATAAAGGTAAGATAGTAGGATATGTTTTCTACGCGTTGTTCTTATCGCCTTATTATGAAGAGATTTGGTCACAAGTAGATATGTTCTATTTACAACCTAGATATAGAAAACAAGGAATAGGGAAAAAGATGTTCTCATTAGTGGAAGAAGACGTAAAAAGTCAAGGCGCTTCTAAATTAATATCAAGTTTTAACCTTAAACAACCTCTAGAAGGTTTTTATCATAGTATGGGTTTTAAACCTACCCACATCGCAGTAGCAAAGGAATTCTAATATGCCAGTAACCGCAGCATTAATCGGCGGAGGTGCAGTTCTTGCTGGAGGCCTGATCTCTGGGAATGCAGCCTCAAAAGCAGCAGCACAACAGGCTCAAGCTCAGCTCGAATCAGCACGTATTGCAGCAGAGGCTCAGAAGTTTCGTCCTGTAGGTGTAACCTCTAGATTTGGTACTTCTAACTTTGGATTTGATGACAACGGTTATCTTTCCTCAGCTGGTTATACAGCCTCTCCTGAGCTTTTAGGGTATCAGAACTTCCTATCAGGTCAAGGCCCACAGACACAGCAGGACGTATCAGGCCTCCTGAGCTTAGGTCGTGGGTACATAGGTGAAGACCCTGCTGCTATTCGACAACGGTATATTCAACAACAGAATGCTTTGTTGGCTCCTGAGAATGAACAGGCTTTGGCAGGTATCCGTAACAACTTGTTCCAGACAGGTCGTGGTGGTCTAGCTACAGGCGCTACTGAGGCTGGTGGCATGGCTGCTACTAACCCTGAAATGGCTGCTTACTACAACTCACTGGCTAAACAAAATGCTGCTTTGACTGCTGGTGCTGACCAAGCTGCTCAACAGCAAGTCACGTTCGGGCAAGGTTTGTTGTCTAGCGCTTACTCACCATTGCAGACTAACGTAGGCTTGAACGCTACCTTTGAACAACTTGCTCAGTCTCCGTTGGATATTGGTGCTCAGTTGGGTGGTCGTGCTGCTACAGCTGGTGCTCAAGTTGGTCAGACATTGATGCAAGGCGGCACTAACGCAGCTAACGCTATGTTTAAAGCTAACGCGCAATCTCCTTGGGGTAACGCTATCTCCAGTGCTGGATCTAATCCACAGCTACAAGCAGCTTTAGGTCAATGGTTTACACCTCAGCCCGGCTCTTCCATGAACTCTTATGATGCGTCTGGATATGGCATGGGTAGCGGTGGTATGGGTACAACTGATACAGCGGATTATGGCGGCGCTTTTGGTCCTTCTATTCGCTAAATAAGGAAAGACATATATGGCTACAGATTCAGTAATGGGGTTATTCCAAGACCCTCAGCAGTACCAGCAACAACAGTATCAACAGGTACTAGACCGTAACATCCGACTTGCTCAGCTTGATCCTTTTGAGAGAGCTAATGCCATGATCGGTACAGGTGCTTATCAGCTGGCAGGTGCAGTTGGTGGTGCTTTGGGTGGTCAAGACCCTCAGTTGCAAATGGCTACACTTCGTCAGCAAGTGCTACAAGGTTTAGATCCTAATGATTCTGCGGCTATTAATAAGGCTGCTCAGGCGTTATCTCAAGCCGGGGATCAACAAGGAGCTATGCAACTGGCTCAACGCGCTTTAGAAATCCGTAACGTAGAGTCTCAGATCTCAGGTCGTACCGAAGAGAAGCAAGCTCAGCGTGAGACACAGCTACAGATAGCGCGTGAGAAGATTGCAGCTCAACTTGAAGCAGCTAAAGAACGTGGAGCTACTCAACTTCAGATTGCTCAGATGGCCCAAGAAGGCCGTATGCAGTTGGCTGCTATTGCTCAAGGCACTAAACAGACTGCTGCTGACGAAAAAGCTGCCGCAGCAGATCAACAACGTGTAGGCGCTGTTGCTTCTTTTAACGATGCTTTGACTACCCTTGATGTTTTGAAAACACATCCCGGTAAAAGCGCTGCTGTAGGTTTTGGTGGCGGCGCTGCTTCTATGGTTCCCGGTACAAACGCTTACGGTTTTGGTAAACAACTTGAAACATTTAAAGCTCAAACCTTTATACCTATGGTGTCTGCTCTTAAAGGCATGGGTGCTTTGTCTGATGCTGAAGGTAAGAAACTTACAGATTCAGTTGGCGCACTCGATCAAGGCATGAAACCTGCTGAATTTGATGCTCAAGTGACAGCCATTGAAAAGAAGCTCAAAGCTGCTAAAACACGCGCTGAGACAATGGTAAAAGACAAGGCTTTACTTAAACCTTTTGAGCAAACTGGAACACCAGAAGCACCTAAAGCTACTCGTCGTTGGAACCCTCAAACTAACTCTTTTGAAGCGATCTAATAATGGCTCAATACATTGAAGTGAACGGTGAAACAGTTGAGTTTCCTGATGGGATGTCAGATGCTCAAATTGCTTCAGCTATTAAAGGCTCTTCTCAAGCGACGCCGCCTCCTGCACAGCCAAACTCAGTTCCTCAAGAGTTAGCTCGTCAAGTTGGTTTAACAGGGCGAGCAGCTTACACAGCTTTAACAGCCCCTGCTACAGCTGTTTTAGAGGCTGGTCGTGGGTTATATAATGCAGGTGCTAATTTAATTGGCTCTGAGAGCCGTATCCCTAGTTTTTCACAGGCTCAATCTCAGGTGCTATCTAATGTTGGTGTACCAGAGCCTAAAAATACTCAAGAACGAGCAGTACAGGCTGCAACAGAAGCAATGGCTTCAACAGGAGGAATAGCTAAGCTTGCTCCTCAAATCCCTGCGTTAGCTTCTAATTTAGTTCAACAGATCCCTGCTGCCGCTGCTGGCGCTGGTGTATCTCAGTTAGCTTCTGAAACTGTTGCTCCTCGTGTAAAAGAAATTACTGGAAGCGATACTGCGGCCACCTTAGCTTCTTTAGGTCTTGGCGCTATTGCAGCAGGAGCTACTGGTAAAGCAGCCGGTAATTTAACTGCTGAAGCTCCTAAGCTCTCTACTATGCAGGAAGTCAAACAACGTGCTTCTCGTGCTTACGGAGCTATGGACGAAGCCGGTGTTATGTTGAAGCCTAAGAGTACTTTAGACATGGTAGATAACATTAAAGTTAAACTTGATGAAGCTCGCATGGTTCCCGGTACAGACCAAGCCAAAGAAGTTAACGCTCGTCTAAACGAGATCAATAACATGATCGGTACAGAGCGAGTATCGTTCACTAAGCTTGATAAGATGCGCAGTATGCTTAACGACTTAAAAGGCAGTAAGGACGCGGATGTACAACGCTTAGGTAAAGTAGCTGTTGAACAAGTGGACAATTACATAGCTAATCTGACAGGTAAAGACATCATGGCTGGTAAGGGCGGTCTTGATAAGGCTGTATCTAGTGTGATGTCTGCTCGTAAAGATTGGCGTAATGCTAGTCGTGCTGATGTTTTGAACGATGCTCTTGATGTGGCTTCAGCTAAGGCTTTAGACAGTAAAGCATCTGAATCTGAACTTATTCGTAGAGGTTTTATCAATATTGCTGCCAACAAAGACAAGATGAAACTGTTTAATCAAAATGAACAAAACATTATTAAATCAGTGGCTAAAGGCGGGACATTAGATCCTTTGTTGACTTTTGCTTCTCGGTTCAACCCTGAGCGTCCCGGTATTGCCATGATTGGTACGGCAGGCATCGCAGCAGGTAATCCAGCTCTTGCAGGGACTATTGCCGCTGGTGGCTACGCAGCAGATAAAGCTCAAGCAGCTATGCGTCGTGCTGCTGCTGAAAAGGCTGCTAAGCAGATTGCCTCCGGTGTACAGGTCAATGAACAACCTAATTACGGTTGGCGTGGTTTGTTCCAAGGTGCAATGAAGACTCCACAGCAGTAATGCCTCTCCTGATCCTTGCTGGTGCTCTCAAGGCTGTTGAGGCTATCCAGCAGGGATGTGACCTATACAAAGAGTATAAAGGTACTGTTCTCAAAGCTAAGAAAACCTTCGATGAAGTTAAAGGTATAGCTGTAGAAGTCTCAGATGTCGGTACAGGTATCTGGGACTTTATCAAGTCTAAGTTGTTTCCGTCAGAAGCTGCTCCTACGCATATAGTACCGGAAGCAATCCCTGCAAAACCTGCGGTGAATAAGGAGTCTAATCTCCGCATAGCAGACGAGCATAGTGAACAGAACATCAAGGCTGAGTTAGTTAAGAACTTAAAGGTGTTCTTCAAGGCCATGATAGCTATCAATAAGAGGATAGCTGAGCAGCAGTTACGTATAGACACTCAGTATATTGAGCCTGATGAGCTTCTAGATGTCTCCCTTGACTTAGTTATAGCTAAGAAGGAGATGGAGAAGGCCCAGAAGGAGATCAGAGAGGTAATGATCTATCAGAGTCCTCCTGAGCTAGGTGCTC